ATAACCGTTCTGGACGGCATTCCAGTCAAGATTCGTCGTGTCTATGCTGACCGCGAATGTCTGGGTACCATCCGAAGTACGGACCAGAACTCCGACCGGAACGAGCGCAGTCCCAATCGCCGTGAAGCGCGTGACGGTTACGATGCCGGTCGCTGCCACTGCCGGCAGCCTGATCAGGGCAAAGTCGGCCATCCAACTGTCGAGGTCGCCAGCCGTGCTGGTCGCGGCGCGCGTTGTCTGCAGCACGAGCAAAATGAGCCATTGTATCCACAATGCAACCGAGGCATTGGCCTCAAGAACCGCACGCAAAGTGGAACCGACCGTCAGGTCCAGCAACTGGGACGCCGCCGCCTGAACGGCTGCCGCCATGTTCTGCATCAGCGTACTGAAGTTCTGAAGCGAGAGCTGCATTGCCTAACCATTCATGGAAAAGGATAGCACCTGCGTCTGGCCAGTTGGCGCATCGACGTAGCGAATCTGTACGTAGACCGTGCCGGTACTGCTGGTCGGATCGAACTGCACGGTGATGTCAGGCTCGGGCGTCCTAGCAACCGCCGGTTCCTTGAAAATCTGGCTACGAATGACAGCCTGTATCTGTGACGCATTTCCCGGCTGCCCGATGAACTTGGCAAGCCCCGCGCCATAGTCGATCTGCCAAATGTAGTCGCCCGGGTTTGTCATCAGGCGGCGCAGCACGCGTTGCTGGCCAAACACCGCCCCTGTGACCAGAGCCACATCTCCGGTCGGACCGACCGTGAGATCGGTCCCCCATTGGTGCGAGAGATCGTACACGCTCAAACCTGCTGGAGTGGGGTCGAGGTGGGACCGCCGCGCGAATCCGTGTGCGTATGCTGGTCATATGCGGCACGCAGTGAAGCGACAGAGCCATGCTGGTCGTAAACGTCGCCGGCGACGTGAAGGTCTCCCGAGATCTGCACGGTGCCATCGTTCCGAAGCTTCAAGAAGCTGCCCGACTGATGAACGAGCCACAGCTCTCCGGCAGGGGCTTGCGGTGCGTTTGCTACACTGCTGAACGCCCGGCCGACGACCACGCCATGCTCCGAGTCGCCTTCCTGTGCCAGCACTAGAACCTGATCGCCCGGGGACGGTGGACAACTCATGCCCCACCCCGCGCCCACCCATGGCGACATCACCGGTAGCCAGCCAGTCAGCACTGATTCTGGTTGTAGCATCACGCGCACCGTGGCGTTCACTGGATCGACGGATGTAACGAGACCGAACCGCGGCTGTGCTTGTATTTGGTCGAGTTGCCCGGCTTGACCCTTCAAGGCATTTACAAAGCGGTCCACTGTACTTAGCCCGTCACGCTGGCGACGATATCCGTGGGGGCGGTTGACTGTGTGCGGGGCGAGGTGTTCTTGGCACGTATACGCTGAACGAAGCCATTTTCCATTGAAATATGCCGATCGATCACGTCGATGAAGTAAGTCTGGTCGAATTCTGACCCCGTACCGACCAGTTGTATGGCGCTGCGCGGATCCAGGATCAGATCGCCGGGCATCGTTGCTTCCCACACACGCTCATGCTGGGTGAGTTCGGCTGCCTTCTGCTGGGCCAATTGCAAGGCGTCATTCATCGTCAAGTTCGGCCGCACGAACACATAGTGCTGAGGTGGACTTGCCGATCCTGCGCCGGTTCCTGATCCACCAGCACCGCGTTTGCCCGACGCCCGTACGGTCTGGGAAAAGGCGCTCTGCTGACGACTGTTCCAACTCTTCACCGTCACCACGATATCGCGTGCTAAGGTCAGTGAACGCTCCAGCCGGAGGTCCTGAACGTCGCCCGGCGTGACTGTGAAGGGTGCACCGAACGATTCTGCAGCCGGCTGAAAATACAGAGAGGTCCCGCCCACGAAGACATCGAAACCTTCCTGCCCGGCAAGAAAGATTAGCAGATCCCACTCTGTCATCGAGCGGCTGAACTGATTGAGCGCTATCCTGTCATGCTCGTTCTGGTAGTACCGACCAATCGGTGTCGTGGTTGCAGTCACCACTGGCGTGAGGTTATGACGCTGCGCGAGGATGGTGGCAATCTCACTCGACGTACGGTTCGCAAAGGTTTCTTGCGTGCGATTGTCAATCATGGCTGCCGTCAGGTCGCGGCCCTCAATGCGGAGGCTTCCGGCGAGGACGTCGATCGCGACGGTGTCCACCAGACCCTGGATCAGACTCTTGAATGTCGTCCCGCCATCCAGGCTGAACTGAACGTCGAGCAAAATGTCTGTCTGGGAGGCCCAATATGAGGCAGTAGCCCACAGATCGACGCCGAGGGCCACCACAGCCGTGAATCGGTCTGCTGCGTAGTGATTGTTCGACAGCACATCGGCCTCGACCGCGCCCTGGATCGCCGTTCCATTCGCAAGCAGACGGAGGCGCGGCTTCCGCCAGGCCGGCATGGTCGACAAACCGACAATGGGTATTGCAACCGAGCCGTTCGCGACCGCATCCCCGGTCGCGCCAGTGTTATCGCTCATCGATTTATTGAGCAGCTATGCCACCGCCAGCATTTGCGTCGGTGTCGGGGATCAGTAACGTGACCACACCTGTCAGGGTCGGATCATCAATTCCATTCAGCTGAGCGATTCTGATCCATTGTGTGGCGTCATTAAGTTGTTGCGCAGCGATCTGGAATAAATTGCCGCCGGCAACCGTCAGGGTAAGCATGATCAAGTGCTCGCATTTGCTAAATTGGTTGCAGCGCGTCCGACATAGGCTTGTGCGACGGCAAGCTGACTGACCTGCTGCGCCGCACTGATAGCACTCGTAAGACTGGAAATGCCACTGGCTGCAGTGCCGGCTGAGGTGACTGCGGAACTCGGCAGCACCGCTGCGGTTCCGCCGATAGCACTGGCGAGGCTGGACTGTGCGCTCGTCAAACTGGCCTGGGCTTGACTGTATGCCGCTGTGTCCCTGACGGTCGCAGACGGGTCCGCCACGGAAGTCTGCAACGAAGATATGTCGACGCCTCCCAATGAGGCTTGTGTTGCAGCCGTACCGGCATCGCCCAGCACTGTAGCACCGAGCGACAGCGCGGTCTCAATAAGAGCACTGGCCTCGTCGCGAAGGACCGCGCAGGTGATCTTGTAAGGTATCCAGTTGCTGGTTGCGTAGTTTGCCTGAAACTGACTGACAACGACAGTGTAGAAAAAGACGTCCCAGGTCAGCGGGAGCAAGAGCCCGGACACTCGCATCTCATCAAGAAGACGCGCCCGCAGGGTTGCATCGGTGCCGCAGAAAATGCCTTCGAAGCAAATGTCTGTATCGTCGCGGCCAAGGGCGTCGATCACCCGCTGGCCACCCGGCAAACGATGAATCGCCAAGCGTTGCCGGCCGCCAAAATTGATTCCGCAGGGTACTTCGAAATTCTGGAAGACAACCGGCCCAAGAAGCAGTGTTGTACTAGCCATCCTGTGATGCTCTCGCTAGATTAGGAAATGTCTTACAGTGCTATATCCACCGATCCCAGCCGAGCGGTGCGAACTTGGTTAACCACAGGGTTCGTGACCATGGAAGGGCTTGGCGACTTCGGCTTGCGGCAGGCCAAAGTCCGCCTCGACGTTCATATCGCCCTCTCGAGTCGACTTCGTCTTGTTTGTCAGTTACCGATCGGTGCACCGGACCAGCTCGGCGTGATGCGTGGATCGAACCCGGTGGCCCCGGCTTGTGGTCGAATGACTTGCCGTTCTAGGTGCCGAGTGACCCATCGTCCGAGTGATGCCCCATCCAGATGGAGCTCGGCATACGCTGGCCGATCCGCTTCCTGCGAGGTCAGAGCCTCGGTCTCTGGTACGGACCGACTTGGCTCACTTATAGGCACGTGCGGCGTGACACGTGGTGTTTGAGCAGGCACAGCAGGGGCTGCCGATCTAAGTGGGGGAGGTTCCGGCTTCGGCCCGTCTGACCACTTGGAGGTGTGCAGCGGTGCCGAGACGGACGGACGTCCTACGTTCGATGGTTCCGGGATGGTCTCCGGCGATGGCTGCAGGGGCACGGTCGTCGCGATCGCCTGTACCGGGATCGCGGGGGACACCTGTGTAGCCTGGCGTTGCTCCGGTGGCTGCCGCCTTGGGTCAGCCGGAGGTGACAATGCCGGCGCGAGCGCACGCGCAATGGCTGCGAAATCGACAGTTTGGCTCGCATCGTTTCG